TGGGGCAATTCACCTTCTGCCCACATCGGCCCGCGTTCCCGCTTTCTGTCATGCTCCGGGTTGGGCGCACGGCCGTAGGGGCGGCCCTTGTGGCCGCCCGCCGTTCTAGCCGGGTTCCCTCCCCTCTTCCACCTCATGGAGGGCGAACGCCAGAGTCAGATCCCGGCCTCCCTGGCCCATGCCGTAGTACATCTCCGGTGTCCAGTGATGCTTGTGGAACAGGTAGTAAACCAGCTCCAGCTCTGTGTCGCCGCCCTCCGTCAGGCGTTTTTTACTTCATCAATGGTGATGCGGCGGAACCCGCACAGCCGCTCCACCGCCCGGCTGAGATCCTCGATCTCGCCCGGCAGCAGCATGGCCTTCACCGTCTCGGCCGGGGTGGCTCCGCCGTACTTCTCCTTCAGCTCCTTCGCCTTCAGGTCGGGTTCCACACAGCCGGCCAGCAGGATATCCAGCATTGGGTCGCCCGCCACCGAATCCCGGATGCTTTTTACCTTTCCGTAGGGCAGCGCCCTCAGCTTGAATACCACGTCCGTGCCCAGCGCCTCGCTCAGCCGCTTGACGCGGTACTCTGCCGTGGGCAGCTCCTTCTGCACATTGGGCAGCTCCGGCCGAAGCAGAAGCGCCAACAAATCCGTCCTTTTCTCTTCCATGTCACTGCACCTCAATCTGATCCAGGTATTCGTAGTCGCTGAAGGTGAAGGGGGCGGTCACCGAGCCCACGGCGGCGGCCTGCCAGTCGGCCAGGGTCAGGTCGTCGAAGCTGACGTCGTAGAGTGCCACCCGCTCCGCGCCGTAGCTGTCCGGGTCCCGCAGCTTGGAGATCACCGTGAAGCGCCGGTCCACGCCGCGCTTGATGCCCTCCATCCTCTGGGCGAAGCCGGAGTCCACCTTGTGCATCGTCAGGCTCCCGGTGCCGCTGGCGTTCATGGCCTTGTGGGTGGTCATGAACCGGCCGCACAGGTTGACGGTCTCCTTGTTCAGCGCCACCTTGGCCTGACAGGCGGAGACCTCCGCCACCTTCTCCCCGTCGATCCACAGCTCGCCCCAGGTGCCCGAAATGACCCGCCTGGCGCTGTCAATGGTTCTTGCCATAGAAATCCGTCCTTTCTGTCCTTTATCCGGCCGTCTGCCGGTTCGGTTCCCTGTCTGCCTGTTTGAAATATCCGGTCAGATACCACTCCTCGGCCCGTCTGGCTTCCTCCTCCGTCATTTCCGGGGGCAGCGGGATGCTGCCCCCGCCTGGGAAACTCCAAAGCCCGCTCTCCGGCTTCCCTTCCAACAGCAGGCGGAAGGTCTCCCGCCCCCGCGGCGTCACCAGCGTCTGCACGCCTCCCTTTCCCGTTTCCCGGTCAAACCATTCCTTTACCTCGAAGCATTCGTTGTTGGGCCGCGTGGCATAGGGTAGCAGTTTCCCGCTCTTCCCCCGGAACAGGTACCGGTTTTCCAGCAGCCAGCGGATGAATGCCTTTTCCCCCACGCTCAACAGCTTTGCCGTCTCCCGCAGGCTCAGAAGCAGGTTCCGCTCCACCAGCTCGTTGAAGTAGTCGATTTTGGGCTGCTGAACCGCCAGCTCCCTGGCCAGGAGGGCCCGGTCCCGCTCCGCCACCCTGCGCCCCTCCTGCTCCTCCTTCAGCCGCTGGGCCAGCCGCAGCAGGAAGTCCGGGCTTAAAAGCGCCTGTTCCAGTGTGTGGGGCGTCATGTACGCCCCGTGCTTCCGGACAGCGGGCAGCACCTCTGCCGTCACCCACCGCCGGAACTTCTTCGCCCCCGGCAGCTTGCTGGACAGCACCAGGGAATACAGGCCGCTCTCGTTGATGATGGTCATGTTTCTGGTCTGGCTGCCGTCGTGAATCCCGACGGTAGCTTTATCCTCGTCATCCACGTGCCGATCGAGCGCATCCCGCGGATTGCTGTACCCCAGCGCCTGGGCCACATCTTTACCCACCAGCCAGGGCTCCCCGTCGAGTTCGACGGTGCGCACCGTCCCAAACTCCTGGTTCTCAAAAATCTGCATTTCCTTCATAATCTCCGGCCTCCTCCGCCGGCTTCCATGGGTTATGTGTCCTCTTCTGTTTCTGTCCTCTGATGTATAAGCATTCGCACCAGCTCGCCCTGCTCCTTCTCCATGTCACAGACCTCATGAAGAATCACACCGAGCATGGTCTGGATATCCAGCGCGTGAGACTGGATAAGCTCACGGTAAGGGCCGAACATCCCCTTCTCCCGGATGAAAAATCCCAACTGGGTGTCCACCGCGTCCACGAGAACCCGCAGCGTATCAAACCCGGCCCGCACGTCCTCCGCTTTCCCCTTCGCCGAATCCACCATGATAAAACCCTCCTGTTGCTTTTCCGTTGCCTGCCGTGCTATAATAGCCCCGGAGACGAGTTTTGGGGTGGGGCCGGGTCTCCCCGGCCCCCGGCCGTTACTTCGGCCAGACGCTTAACAGCGCCTCATGCAGTGTGGAGAAGGACGTTCCGCCGCAACTCCACGTTCCATTCTGGAACCGCATACCCTCGCCTCCTTCCGCCGCCCGCGTCACCGGGCGGCTTTTATTTGTCTTGGGGTTGTCCCCCTTGACGATGCTAGTATACTACGTTGCGCAACGTATTTCAACTGACACTCTCCACAACATTGCGCAACGTATTTCGTGTATTTTGCTACGTTGCGCAATAGGCTGAGGCATAGTATACTAGGTTTGGGAGGTGGTACTTTGGCGGAACGAAAGGCCAAGTGGCAGAACGACTATATAGCTCGCACCTATGATCGGGTAAACCTCACCATGCCAAAAGGGCGAAAAGAGGTCATTCAGGCGAAAGCGGATGCCCAGGGCGAGAGCGTCAACGCCTATATCAACAAAGCCATTGAACAGCGCATGGAGCGGGAGGCCGGGGAGTAATCCCCGGCTTTTTCGCGCTCCGGGCGGTGCTACAGGTTGTCCACGGAGAGCTGGAAGTCCTCCATGGCGTCGACGAAGCGGCCCCCCACCCGGACAAAGACCCAGCTCCCGGTCTGATACTCCCTGATTTCCTGTGCGGTCATATCCGCCGTCTCAATGCCCTGGGAGCGCATCCACTTTTCTTGAGCCTCCACGTCGAGCTCCGCCCAGCTCTCCCCGGAGGAGAGCACCCCCTGGCCCTCCAGCTCGGCCAGGAAGGTCTGGATGGCGGTCACCAGGACGCACTTGTTGTCGTAGGTGTTGGCGTACCGGCCCACATACTGGTCCTGGATGGTGGTGCGCAGATAGTAGGTGAGGAGATCCATCCCCTCCACGATCTTGATCTTGCTCCAGTCCGCCTTCCCCGTGGCGGGGATGGTGGTCAGGGAGTTGACGCCCCGGGCGATCTTGGCCTTGACGCCGTCGTGGATCAGGATGAGCTTGCCCGCTTTGATGGCCGCCGCCTGCTCCTGCGTGGAGCGGGGCGTCACGGCGGTCAGCTCCGTCAGGGGGGCGTAGGTGGCCGACATGCCCGCGGGGATGCCCGCCAGCACACCCGCGATCCGGCTGGCGTACTCCCCGGCGGTGTAGGTGGTTTCCCCCTCCGCAATGGCCCCGTCGGTCTCGGCGAAGTCGATAATCCCCATGTCGTCCGGGGCCTTGGCGGCGTTGGGCTCCACCAGCTTCTCGGTGAAGTAGGCCGCCCTCCGGTCCTTCACCCACTTCTCCAGCGCCGTCAGCTCGGCGGCCGTCGCGTCGGGCGGCCCGGCCAGGTAGTCCAGCGTCAGCCCCTCAATGCTCTTGAGGCCCGCCTCCAGGGCGGTGGTGTCCTCCGTGCCCGTGGCGATGACCACCGCCACCACCTTGCTGGGGCCGCCCCGGTCGCTGCCGGTGAACGCCCTCCTGATGTAATTCTGGTTTTCCTGGCCCAGCTCAGCGGGGATCAGCGCCGCGCTGGAAAGCTGGTGGACGCCCTGGGCCTTGGCGTCCCGTACAAATACGCCCACATAGCCCTTCTTGCTCCGGTTGGCCGCCTGCTGGGCGGCCGCCTGGAAAGTGATCGTCAGGCTGGGCAGCCCGATTGTCGTCGCCATCGTATCATCCTCTCTTGCGTCAAAGCGCAGTTCGTTCGATTGCAAAGTGCTCCATCTTTGGGGTGTCCGCCGCCTCCGGGTCCTGATAGCCCGGCCGGGCATCCATCCACTGGAATACGGCGCTCACCTCGGCAAAGTCCGGGTTCCCAAGTCCACGGTTTGCCTGCACCGTCAGGGCCCGGTCCTCCACCTGGAAAAAACCTTGGGCAAACAGGCCCATCACTGTGTCCTGCCGCTGGTTCAGCGCCTTCCGGCTGCTGTCATGGTAGGCGTCCGCCTCCACATAGCAGGTGACCAGAAGGGTCACGCTGCGGCGTACCAGTCCGATGTTGACATCGGATTGCTCCGCCTTCTGGCACTCCAGGGTAAAGGAGGGCCGCCGGAAGTCCTTGGGAAGCTCGTCATAGTAGACCGGCTCTCCCGGATAGAGGCGCTTCAGCGCCGCCTCCACGGCGTTCATCAGCGTATTGGTTGTAAGCATCTCAATAGTCCACCTCATCCGCAATCCGGCTCAGCACCCGGTCCGCCGCTTTCAGCGCGAGCTCCAGCGCCTTCGCCTTTGTCCAGCTATAGAATTGCCGGCCCTTGACATATCCGGCGGCTGAGGCCCGCGTGACTCCGGCCCGCCCCGCCTGGTTCCACGACCGGCTGCTTCCGGCCGCCGGCCTGCGGGTGCCGTGCCCCCGCTCCAGCCACCGGGTGACCTGCTTTTTGGACACGGGCTTTCCCTTCCAGGTATGCTGCGTTTCCTCCACCCTGGGCTGGGCCGTCCCTTTTCCGGGAGAGAGGGCCGCATAGCCGCCCTTGCTGCCCACCCGCAACTCCTGCCAGGTGCGCACGGTGCCCTTGGCCCCATCGGCCAGCTCCGCCGCGCCGATTTGCGCGTTGAGCTCCCTCTGGACGGCCGCGCCGGCCTCTTCCACTGCCTGCCGCCGTGCGTCCGGCACTGCCTGGAGGAGCTCCTCCCAAAAGCGGTTGAACCGCTCCAGCCGCGCCCGGTCCATACGCGCCGTGCTGCTCACAGGTCCACCGTCCTTCCGATCTCATACTCGTTTTTAAATTCATCCAGCTCGTGGGGCGCCAGGATCTCCCACAGCGCCCCACGAGCCTCTACGAGCCCGCCGGGCGGGAGGGTGACGGCCTTGGGCGTCACCAGAACCAGCCCCAGCTCGTTGACTGACATGGGCCACTCCTGGCCGTGCCGGACATACTTCTCGGTGAGCACCCCCGGAAAGGTCTGTACCACCGCCTCCCGCTCCGCCATCTGCCGCACCGTGTCCACCTTGACCACCGCCGCGTCCACCTCCAGGTGGTTGCGGCCCATGGGCACGATGGAGGTCAAAAACAGGTGGGTATCGCCCCAGCGGAGGGCGTGGTGGAGGGTGAGGGGCTGCCGCCGCACGATCACGGCGGCGTCCCTGGCCCCGATGCCCACCTTGGAAAACAGGTTGGTTTTCGGCTGTAACGTGATGGAGGCCCAGGTCCGCCGGGCGGGCACCCACTCCCATACGCCGGGCGCGGTCTCCCGCAGCTCCAGCACCTGAACCGGCTGATTCAGCTTCCCGGCATCGATGTAATCTGCCATTGCCTCACACCTCCCCAGCCCCGGATGTGTCCAACTTGGACACATCCGGCTCCGTCAGCTTGAGCTGGGTGAGCAGGCGCCGGAAGGCCGGGTTGTCATTGACAATCGTGCCGGTTATCGTGGCCTCCCGCAAGTCGAAGTCCCGCAACACCATGAAGTTGACGCACAGGTCGTACTGGGCCCGGCGGGGGGTGCCCTCCTCCGGCTCAGACACCCCCGCCTGCTCCAGGTAGCCCACCGCCGCGTCGTACAGCCCCTCCAGGGTGAGCAGCTCCTCCGCGGTTGGCTCCTCGATGCGGCAGTAGGCCAGCAGGCTGGCCCGCCGCGCCTCACTCAGCGCCATAGGTTAGCCCCCCGCCTCAGCGATCGTGGCCTTGAAGGCCGCCGCCTTGTCCATAGCCACCGCATCCAGGCGGCACAGGCCGCGGATCTCGTAGCTGTCAGTGGCCCAGGCGTCGCCGCCCACGTCGGTGGCCGCCACTTCAATGCCCTTCCGGACAAACAGGGTGCCCAGGGCCTTGAAGCTACCCACATAGATGGGGTGCTTGGTGTCCTCGTCGGGAATCAGGTCGTTGTCGCCGTAAACCACCCGGCGCCCGCTCAGGCGGTACACATTGGGGTCCGCGGGGTTGGGCACCAGCAGAGACCGCCCGTTCTTATCCTCCCAACTGTCCATCTCGGCATAGCCGTTCTGGTTGGTCAACAGGGTGGCCACCATACTGTGGGCCGTGTTAAGTTTGGTAATCATGGCCATGCGCAGCTCCTTGGCCTCCTTGCCTGCCGTGAGGGGTACTTCGGTCTCCAGCCCCTTTAGCAGTTCCAGCAGCAGGGTGTTCTTGGTCAGGATGTACTTGGGCCCGAACCAGCCGGCCAGATAGCGGAGCAGGCCGGCGGTATTGTCGCTGAGCAGCTCGGAGGAGACGGGCAGCCGGTCTCCATACTTATCCACCGTATAGGTGACCTTGGAGAACTTGGGCTGGTCGTCCTTGCCGATGGTGCCCATCTCCGCAATCTTGGGCAGAGGCTTGCGCTTGCCCTGCTCCACGGCCCGCCAGCCGCTCAGGCTGCGTACATTTTCCACCGCGAAGAACTGGCTCAGATCCACATACTCCTTCTCGTATTCGTGGATCATGTTGTCAAAGTCCTGGGGTACCAGGAAGCCGCCGTCCGCCCCTTCAGGGGAGCCGCCGGTCTCAGTCAAAGCCTTGGCCAGGGGTTCGTAGCCCTCCATACCCCATACCTTGTTGACCTTTACCCCATTGCGCAGGGCCTTGGCGAAAGCAGTGGCATACTCGTTGCTCCGGCGGATCTCGTCGATGGCCGCGCCCTTGGCCTTCTCTTCATTCTTGGCCTGGAATGCCTTGCTGCGCAGCTTCATGCCCTCGTCGTCCTCGGCAAAGCGGCCCTCCTCGGCCAGCTGGGCTTCAGCGGCGTCCAGCTCCTGGTTCATCTTGGACACTTCGCCCATCAGGGCCTTGTGGCCGTCAAAGTCCTTCTTGGCCAGCAGGGCCTCGCCCTCCTTCAGCTTCCCGGCCCGCTTGGCCTTCAGCTCCAGATATTCCTGATACGTCATAGCTCTGTTCCTCCATATCTCATGTTTTCCTGTTCCTGTCTGGCTGCCGCCAGTTGAAACACCTCATCATCCCCGGCATCCTCGGGGGACTCCTGGCCGCCGTACCGCTTGCTTTTCACGATACCGGCGCCCGGCTGGGCTGGGACGGGCAGGAGGGACACCTCATAGGCGTCCTTTGCCCCATCCAATTCCATCACGCACAACCTGCCGTCATACTCCCGGCCTGGCCAGTGCTGGCAACATGCCTGTACCTGGTCGGCTCCGCAGATGGAGCAGAGCGCCCGCTCCACCGCACAGCCCACACTGCACTCCCGCAGGATGCCGCTCTCAATGGCGGTGATGGTGGACGCCGTCTGCTCTGTCCGGGGCATATAGCACCGCAGGACCAGCCGGTGGACGCTCTCCGCTTCCTCCACGCCGGCGGCGTAGATCCGGGCGGTCTGGGTACCGGCGGACCACTTGTGGTCCATCAGCACCGGCCGCCCCACAAACAGGGGAGCCAGGCCCTCCAGGGCCGCCAGGGTAAACCGCTCATTATCCCGGTCCACCTGGTCATCACAAGCCGCCAGCCGGAAGGTGAACACCTCATCCGCCGCCAGCTCCCTCAGACTCTGCTTATTGATGAGGGCCAACTCCTCCGGCCCTACCGCCTGCTGCTGTACCACAGCGGCCTTCAGGATCTCATTCATTCGGCTTCTCTCCTTCCTATGCCGGTGGGGTTCCTTGTCCACCTGGTTTTTCTTCCAGCGGCGGCTCCCCCGGGATACCACCCGCTGTCTTTCCCAGTGCGCGGATGATACTCAGGATGCGCCACAGTTCCAGGGGAACATAGTTCAAGCTGGAGTAGTATTCCTGGCCACCAGGGATAGCCGGAAGGTCGTCCAGCGCCCGGATCTCGTCCGAGCAGTAGGCACCAACCTCCCGCATGGCCTTGAGCCAAGCCGCCTGTGCAGTGGTATCACCCCGCAGGAATACCTTCATCTCCCGTTTGATCCGCAGCCCTTTGGCCCGCTCTCCTGGGAGCAGCAGCTTGTAGGTGTCCTCCTGGCCCCATTGGGTGTCGTAGCCCATCAGGGTATAGGTCACGTACTCGATGCCGTTCTGCTCGTTGCTCTGGTAGCTCTGCTTGCCGGCGTAAGCCAGGTGCAGGGGCACCCCGAAGAACCGGCACACATCCGCCACCCGGATCTCGCTGCTCTCCACGAACTGGGCGTCGGTGTTGTTCATGGAGATGGGCTGATACTTCAGGCCCATGTCCAGGATCGCCACCTTGAAGGCATTGCCCGGCCCGCTGTGGATCGCCTCCCAGGACTGCCTCAGCTGGTCCTTGGGATCTATCTTCACCGTGGTGCCGTCCTCCAGCTCCACCTCGTACTCGTCGCCCAGGTCCGTCTCCGTGGTCAGGATGCCGCTGGGCTGGCCGCCGTTGCGCCAGATGCTGTTCTCATACAGCTGGGCCGCCCGGGCAGTGTCCAGGGTCAGGGAGGCCCGGCGCAGTACGCTGATCCCCTCCAGGCCGTCCTCCGAATATGCCTTGTAGTGCAGCATATCCTCGCACCGGATGCGGGTCACCTCGCCGGTGACCGGATGGGTGAAGAGGTACCACACCTTGCCGGACAGGTCCAGGTGCATGGACACATAGTCCGGAGGCAGGGGGATCAGTTCCATGGGCAGGCCGCTCCCGGCATCCCGGTAGATCCAGGCGTAGGCGTTTCCCCGGAGGAGCTCGTTGCACATCAGCAGCCGCCGGAAGTCGAAGGGGGTCATGGCCTCGTTGGGCCGCTCCCACAGCACCCGGCCCAGATGGTGATCCGGCATCCGCTTCTTGGTTCCCTCCTCCATGATGTAGACAGGCAGCACCGCCATGGAGGTGGACAGTAGCTCCACGCACCGGTTGACTGTGGAGATCTTCATGGCCCGATCCCGGCTCAGACCGACCAGCTCCTCACCGCTCAGCCAGCCCTCCGGGTTATCCAGGGTCAGGAGCCGGCCGACGCCGGCCAGCCCTTTCCGAACGGCACTCGACTTCCCGGCCCGCGCCAGTCCTTTCCGCAGGCTCATTTCTCCTCACCCGCTCCCCACAGGGACAGCACCGCGCCGGCGATGGCCAGGCTGCCCCCGGTGATCAGGCCCGCGGGCAGATAGATCATTCCTGCCCCCACCGCCACCACGGCGGCGCCGCCCACCAGCACCAGCTCGCCCAGGTGCTTTGCCAGGCAGTTCACAAGATTCTTCATGTCTCCTCCTCTCCGGCCATCGGCCTACAGGTGATAGTTTCTCGTCCGCATTACCTCGGCCAGGTCCGGCTTCTGCTGCTCCTTCAGCATGGCAGCCGCCATGGCGATGATCCAGGCCACCGTGATGTCGATGCGGCCGCGGCTCTGGTTTTTCATGGGCTTCATGTTCTCATTGCCGTCCACCGCACACCGCACGTTGCCAAAGCAATACCGGGCGCAGGTGTTGTGCTCATGGAGCATTTTGTGTTCCCGGATCAGCAGTTCCAGCTTCTTGGTGGCGGGGGACATCCCCAGCATGGTCTGTGGGATGGTCACCAGCTCCAGCGGTTTCCCTCTCTGTCCAGCCGTCATCAGCCGCTGAGAGAGAGTCCACGCCATGGCGGCGTCCAGGCCCAGGAGCTCAAGGCGGAACATGGCGGCCGCCTCACGGATGACCTCCTCCACCCGGCTGTAGTCCACGATGTCTCCCTCGCACAGCTCCACGAAGCCGGCCCGCTCCCAGTCCCGGTAATGGCTGTGGTCGTGCTTCTCCGCCTCGTCCACGCCCTCCTCCGGCCGCCAGGCCCAGAACAGGGTCACCCAGGTGTCCAGCCCTGGCTGGGGAGGGAAGATCAGCACAAAGGCCGTCAGGTCGGTACTCTTGGACAGGTCCAGCCCGCCATAGCACCGCTTCCCCCGCAGGAACTCCCGTACCGCGCGGCGCCGGTCCGGGGCTTTCAGGTTTCGCCACTCCGGCCGGTTCCATTGGGTCTTGTCATACAGTGTCAGTGGAATCCAGCTCACCGCCTTGGTGGAGATCCACTGGTTGAGCCGCAGCCAGCGGAACAACTTTTCCGCCGCTTCGCTTTTTTTGGCTGCCTGAGCCTCCAGCCGCAGAGCCCGCAGGGTCAGGTGCTCGCCTAGGGAAGGATTGCACTGGTACCACAGCGCCTCGTCCCAGATGTCCACCTGGTCCAGGTCGTCCGAGTCATCCCCGAACATGGCGGTCAGTCCGTACAGCACGGGAAGCCAGTTGCTCTCGTCTTTGGCCAGCAGCGTGGCCTTGGCCTGCTCCAGATCCTCGTCGGCGGTATGCCGCAGGGACAGGATCTGCCTGGGGTCTCCGCCCTCGGCCTCGATGGTTCTCAGCCGCCGGGCGTCCCGGATGGCCACGGCCTTCTCATGGATCTCCCAGCCGATGCTGCCACGGTCCGGGTCATCGCCGGCAGTGGTCAGCACCAGCCACACAGGCTGAGTGTGGGCGGCGCCGGCCGCGCCGGTCATCACGTCCCACAGCTTCCTGTCAGGCTGGGCGTGGAGCTCGTCGAAGATCACGCAGCTGGGCTTGTAGCCGTGCTTGGAATAGGACTCCGAGGAGAGCACCTGCATCAGCCCCACGACAACCCAGCGCAGGCCGCCGTTCTCCGCCTTCACCTGCCGCCGGTACTCGATCTTTTTCTGGGACCGGATGATCTTCAGTTCCCCGCGGGCGATCATTCTGGCCGTCCAGGGGGCGGTCTCCAGCATGAACACCGCCGCCCGGAACACAATACTTGCGTTGTCCTTGTCCGCGGCGCAGATATAGACCTCCGCGTTCAGTTCCCCGTCCCCAAACAGGTGGTAGATTCCCAGAGCGGCGGACAGCTCGCTCTTACCGTTCTTTTTGGGGATCTCCAGAAAGAGATACTGGTATCGTCTCAGAAGCCGGTCCGACTCGCTGTCCCACTCCATCGTGGAATAGAACTCCATCAGCGTCTCCCGCTGCCACCGGTAGAGGTGGAAGGGCTTACCCGTGTCTGTGGTAGGCAGGCGCTCCACAAAGTCGCAGACAAACTGCCCGGCGGTCTTGTCATACTGGATCATGCCCCGGCCAGCGCCGCCTCCTGGCGTTTCTTCAGGAGCTGAGTAAACTCGTCTTCGTCACCCTCGGTCCTGGCCGCGTTGACCATCACCTCCGGTACCACCAGGCGGCAGCGCGAGGTGATGGACAGGCCCATAGCCTCGGCGCACTGGCGGCACTGCTTGAAGTAGGACCCCTGCACACCCGTCCACTCTCGGGCCAGCTTCTCGTCCTTTTTCCGGATGGCGGCAGAGGCCAGCTTATCGGCCCGTACCCAGCGTTCCCTGGCCACCAGGAATTGGCCCAGCACATCCCGGTCCAGCTCTGTATACAGCCCGGCCGTCCGCAGGATCTCGCCGATCTCCCGGAACTCCTTGTGGAACTTCTTCCCCAGCCACCGGGGCGGCACAGCCTGCTCTGGCGAGGGGACATGAACCTCACGGTCCCGCCGGGCGTCCTCCTCCGCCTGGCTCAGATGCTTGCGGCCGTTGGCCTTCACGATGTCGGTGGGCTGCCGTTTTCCAGCCATTGTTCTCACTCCCTTGTCGGTGTCCAACTTGGACACATTTTCCGCCGGCCAATGGGGCCTGCTGGGTGCCTGCAGGCCGTTTTCTCGGAGCCGCCGGCCCCGGCATCCCCGTGGGGAGAATCTGCTGTGTGTACCGGGCCGTGCGGTCTTGCTTCAATTTCCCCAAACTTTTCCAGGCCGGGGTATGGGCTGGCAAGCCTCCGGCTTGCCGTGCGCGGGCAGGTCCGTTGCGCGCGCCCAAGCATCCCGTCGGTCTCGCCGATTCCGAGCACTAAAAATGCCCCCGGTTTTGCCGTTTTTCCGCCGCCATTTCGAGGGCAGTCTTGCGATCGTGGCAGGACTTACACAGGCTCTGCAAATTGTCCCGGTCGATAAAGCGGGCCCAGTTGCCCCGGTGGGGCTGGATGTGGTCCACCACCGTGGCCCTGGTCCGTATGCCCCGTCGGGCGCACTCCCGGCACCATGGTTCCCGCATGAGCTGATTGGGCCGCAGGTCGCCCGTCCAGACGGGCAGACTGTACCAGCCGTGCCACTGGGCGGACACCCGGCGCCCCGCCCGCTTGGGCTTATGCCTGGGGCAGTATCCCTCTCGGGTGAGCTCCGGGCATCCTGGGTGCCGGCATGGTCGGAGCGGCTTCATGGCCACGGGCTATCACCTCCGGGCAAAACAAAAAGCCAGAGCCCGACCACATCCCACGCTGGGATCATGTCGGGCTCTGGCTCTCAAAGCACTGGCCTCTGTCGATGTCTACCGTTACACTGCGCTTGCAGTTTCGGCAGTAGACAATGAGATTGTGCGCCGCAGTGTCGCGCTCCACTCGGAGCAGCCGCTTGCGGCAGGACGGACATTTCAGCCATCCGTCCTTCACGATTAGTTTACCACACTCGCCTCTGTTTTGCAACTTTTCCATGCATTTTCTACCTCCTCACGGACTTGTTACCACTGGTTTCCAGACCGAATAAAGACGCGAGGGCTATTTTCTTTTCCGCCTGCGCGGTGGCCTGGTTCCTTTCTTCTCCTCCTTCTTCCTTATTGGTAAATAGTATTTCAGCACGACAAACTCGCCAAACTCGTTTCGCACGGGTGGCGGTGCGCTGAGGATGACTGCTCCGGGCGGCGCGGCCACCGTCAGGTTATCCTTGACGATTTCACTCTCCACCTTCGGCTTTTTCAGCCCAAGGGAGGCCGCCCAGTTCCGCGCCCCCACCTCCGGCTTGCCCAGCTCCCTGGGCTCCTTGGTCAGGTACTTGGCCAGGGCCTCGTAGCCCTGCCATGTGTCCAGGGGCTCCAGCTCCACCTCACCATAAGGCCAAAGGGAGCGGAGCACATCCAGATCCGCCCCGGTTCCGTTGATTATCAAGTGGTGGTGGAGCCGCCCGCCCTCGGAGCTGAGTTGCTCCGTCACATATATGTACTTGAGTTCCTGCCCTCTGGACTTCCGCACGGCCCGGAGTTGGGGCAGCATCTTGCGCACCCGCTTCACCGCCGCCTGCCGGTTGGCCGGAAGGTGCTCGTCGTCATAGGTGAGCACCACGTGGAGGTCTCTCCGCCCGAAGTTGGCGGCCAGCAGCAGCTCCAGCCGTTGCCAGGAGCGGTTGGCGTTAATCGTCATCTGGGCTGCGCTGGAGATCTCACGCAGTGCTTTTCTTTCCCGCTCTGTGCTGCGGGGTGTTGGGATGGTGTAGCACCCAACAACCACCAGGCGCCCCGCCGTGATGGTCTTGAGCCGCTTTGCCATCAATCCACACTCTTAGCCCGGGCCACATGGTGGGCCGCCCATGGCCCGACGACAGACTGGCGGAGAGCCAGCACCTTGTCCCGGGTCAGCTTGTCTACCATGCGGCCCACGTCGCCGCACCCGTCCAGGTAGGCCAGCCGCTCCAGGTGCCACAAGGTCTGCGCCTTCACCAGACAGCGCAATCTCCGCAGGTCCTTATTTTTCATGTTGAGTTTCTCCTTTCCTTCTCCCGGGCGCTTGCACGCCCACATGGCGGCATCGTGCCAGTAGCAATTAGCACAGGTGCGCCGGTACTCCTCGATACGGACGCAGTCTCCCATGCTTATCCCCCATTTGTGTCCAACTTGGACACACCCAGCTTGCCCAGGCCGGCGTCGATCCTGCTTCACCTGCTCCAGATCGGCCCGCAGCTTCTCGTTTTCGGCCTGGAGCGTACGGACGAGTTCAACCGCCTCTTTTGCTCGTTCTTCTCCGCATACAGGGGTAAAATTGCAAAGGATACCAAAGCATACTGCGTTTATATCCAGCTTCTCAATCTACATACTGCACATAGCGGATCAGCTCCTCCTTTGAGAAACTCCGCAGTTCTTTGATGCTGGTCTTTTTCATTCTTTTGCCTCCGCTTTGGCTCGGACTTTCTGAACTACCGATTTTAGATTTTCGATCGTGTAGCTATCCCAGCCTGCCACCCAGACCAAAAAGCCGATTTCTCGCTCCGTCAGCTCGATGTCCCGAAAAACGCCCTCAAATTCCGTAGGTACTTTCATTTTCTTCAGTCCTCCGTCGGCTCGTTACTTGCCCATACGGATCAACTGCTCGATGGCGTCGTCCCGCTCCCACGCCTGAGCTGTTGGAGAGTTGATGACCTCCAGCAGCGCCTCCATGTCCTTGAGCTTGCAGAGCGCCCCGTACACCCTGGGAGACAGGGAGGCCAGATCCACACCGGGGATACCCCACTCGCCGCTGGGTGTGGTTTGGATTATCCGCTTACTCATGGGCTGACACCCCCTCCTTCGCCGCCCGCATCTCTGCCAGCAGAGCCTCCTGCTCATAGAGGTAATGCACCTCCATGCCGGTAACAGCCTGGGCCTTCTGGCGGAGCTTTTCAAAGGCGTATTCCTCGTCCACTTCTGCCCGCATCCGCTCCAGCTCGTCCGTGTTGTCCTGAAGAGCGGAGAAAAACTTTTGCATCTGTTTCGGCCCGAAGCCGTAGGCGTCGGCGATGGAGCATACCATCAACCACATGGCCCGCTGGGTATGGGTATCCGCCTGTACCTGCACCGTGGCGTCCCGGGCGGCCTGCTCCAGCCCCCTCCGAACGGCCGCCTTGTGGGCCAGCACCTGGGCATAGGTCGCGCCCCGGGGCTTACCCGGTCCGGGGCGGTGGTGTGTTTTCTTATTCTTCGCCATTTGGGTCCTCCTGCCTTTCCCAGTCCATACTCTCAGGGAGCTGCGGGCATCGCATCCAGATCGTCACGGTCGGCGATAGCGGGAAGGCCATGGCCGCGTGCTCCCATCTCTCCTTCTCAGCACTCCACCAGTAGAGACTCCCACCTTGGGACATAGGGCCCGTGATGCACCAGTACAGGCCGCTCTTCTGCGGCTGCTCTGGCCACCAATGCCAGGGGCCGTCGTCATCGCCGCTGTCCGGCGCAGTTTCCCGGGCCTGCTTCGTTGCGGATGTAGAGGCCGCCGGCGGGCCGGTCAGCTCGTCCGTAACACCCAGCAGGTAGTCCGTGGAGCACCCCAGATCCTTGGCCAGCCGGACCGGATCACTGAAGTTCCTAGCGTTAAGGGTACTGGGATACAGCCTATCATCCTGGTCAAAGTGGCCTGCGGCCCATTCTCGCAGTTTTCCCGCCGTCATGCTCCGGCCATAATCTGAGATGTAGATGGGGGAATAATCGTCCAACCCAGCGGCATCGGCGGCTGCGGCAAGCCTCTTGGCCCGGAGCTGCACATTTTTCTGGATTTCAGCCTGGATCTTCGCCTCGCGCTTGGCTTCCCTGGCCTCCTCCTCGTCCCGCTGCGCCTTCCGGGCGGCCTTGGCCTTGGAGCACATGCGTTCACAAGCGTAGCAACTAACCTTAGCCCGTGCACAATCCAGGCAGCAGGTCTCACCCTTGCACAGTTCACCGTAGCCACAGTCCAGGTCATGCCGTAGGAATGCGTCTCCCCTCTTACATGGGCTGCCGTCTGGACAGGCAAATTTAGGCCGCCAGTCGGTGCCGTTTTGAGCCATCCCCAGCAGCTCCTCCGCCCGGCTCCCGGTGGGCAGGTTCGGCAGCATATTCGCCAGCCGCTCCTGGAGTGCGGTCTCCATCCGTGCCAGGACGTAGGCCGTCTGCTCCGGGAGCTTGTTCCGGTCGAATACCTCCAGGTACGCGGGTATCAGCCTCTCCCGGATGACCTTGAGCCGGGCCAGCTTGGGGGCGGACACCTGGCAAGCCGCCGCCACCTGATCCCGCATCCGACCGGGGAACTCATAGCCTTGCTCCTTGAGCTGGTACAGCAGCGTCTCCACACGCTGTGCCTGCTTGGACACCTCCGCCGGGCAGAGCACCCGGGTGGAGCTGTTGGCCAGGATCAGCCGTAGCTCCCGAAGCTCGGGGGATGCCTCGTCCCGCTCCACGATGCAGGGCACCATTGCCCACCGCTCCGGATCCTCTTTGGCCAGCAGTGCCAGGGCCGCCCGTCTCCGGTGCCCGGAGACGATGACGTACCGCCCGCCCTCCGTCGGCCGCACCCGGACAGGCTGCTGGAGGCCACACAGCTCAATATTCGCGGCCAAATCCTCCAGACCGATCAGCCGGTAAAAATTGCCCGGGTCAGCCTCCAGATTGTCCAGGCTGATGTACTCGATAACCTCCCGCGATGTGTCCAACTTGGACACATTTCCGGCGGTACCCACGGCGGCCTGAAAGGCGGCCGTGATATCAAACTTGGCCATTACTTTGCCGCCCCCTCTTCCAGGAACTCTGCTACAAAGGCCCGGTAATCCTGGGCCGCCGCAGAGCGGGGCGACCAGCTCACCACCGGCTCCCCCGTCCAGGTGGACTCGTCCACCTTGGGGCTGCGCCGGATGTGGCTGGCAAAGACATGTACCGGGGCCTGCTCCTGGAGCAGCCGCTCCCCCTGCTCCACCGTGTCCGAGCGGTACCACATGGTGGGCAGGCAGCCCGCCACATGCACGTCCGGGTAGATGCTCCGCAGGCGGTCAATCTGGGCGGTCAGCTCATTCATCCCCCGCACACTGTAAGCATCCACTTTGATGGGGATGACCACGTCGGTGGAGGCGGCAATGGCCGCCGCGCAGGCCGGGGACAGCGCGGGTGGGCAGTCAATCACGATGCAGTCGTAGGCGTCAGCCTCCGCCACCGCGTCCCGCAGGTCACGGATGGCCCGCAGGTTGGGCCGCTCCCCCTGGAGCAGATCCACGTCCAGGTTGCGCAGCTCGTCGTCGGCCGGCAATACGTCCAGGCCCCGGATGCTGCTGTGATACAGCAGGTCGTCGTAGTAGGCGTCCGGTATGGTCAGCAGCCCCGCCAGGGTGTTGTACTCCCCCGGCGGGAGCAAAGACTGGGTGGCGTTGGCCTGGGGGTCTGCATCAATGAGCAGCACCCGCTGGCCGTACTCGGTGGCCAGGATGGCGGCCACATTGACGGCGGTGACGGTCTTTCCGACGCCGCCCTTCAGGTTTACAATGGCGATTGTCTTCACGTTTATTGTCCTTTCTCTGTCTTAAAATTTGAAGCTCTCCCGCAGGATTCCCCGCCCGGTGTCCACCCGGACGGTGAAGTAGCGGTGGGCGCGGTTGATGTACTCAATATGCCCGGTCACCCGCCGGGGGATGGTTTTTGTCTCCTTGCCCCCAATTTCCGCGCCGAAGGCGGCGGGGACAAAGGTGTAAGCCTCACCGATACGCATATGGGCTCCTCTTTCCCGAGGTGGCGCAGCGCCCACGCCAGGGCCTCCGCCACCTCCTCATGCTCGGCCCGGCGGGCCGCGTCCACCCGTGCCAGGGCGGCATGCCGGCGGCACTCCGCCTCAATCAGCTCCAGCCGCCGCTTCTCCATCTGCACGCCCTCCTTCCGCTTACGGGAACGGGTCCTCTCCGCCCTCCGGCAAATCCACAACTGCCTGACGCCCGCTCAGCGCCCAGCCGTACACCTTGTCCGGGTTGCCTGTCCCCGACTTGTAAAACCGCTTGCTTCTTCGCTCGAAGTTCAGGCCAATGCTCCGGCCCCGCTCCCCGAAAAAGCGGTTTTTGAGGATCGTAAGCACCGAATCCTGCTGGCGGTCCTCCCGCTCCTCCTTCTCCAGGACGTAGACGTTGTCCGCCAGATTGGTCACGTCCCCGATGCCGGCCACCTCGTCCGAATCTGAGATGCGGTCAGTTTTGCGCGGGTGGGCGACCAGATGGACGTGGACGTTGTTATCATGGGCAAAGGAGGCCAGCTCCGCAACAAACTCCGATTGCGCCCGGTAGAAGTCCCGGTCGTTCCCCCGGAAGCGGGCGGTCATGAGGTTGTCCACCAGGTAGACCTTGGCCCCATAGCGCCGGTAGGCGTAGCGGAACACCCGCAGGATGTTGGCTGCATCGTGGTAGGTGCTGGTGCCGATGTCGTAGAGCAGGAACCGCCCCCGCCACCACTCGTCGATCATCTGCTGGGCGAAGGGTGTCGGATGCGGAATCTCCCTGCCGCTCAACTGGTCTTTGCGGATCTGGAGGTTTTTGGGGCCCGCCGCCTGGAGAGACGCCCAGTATTTGAATTTCCAGGCGGGGAGCTCACCGGAGTAAGCGCACACCGGCTGTCCCTGGTCGATGGCCTCCAGCAGAAACTGGTCCAGCAGGGTGCTCTTGCCCTCGCCCCTCTTGCCCGTCCAGACGGACAGCTCCCCCATGACGGCCCCGCCCGTGGCCCGGTCCAGGTTGGAGATGCCGAAGAGCACCTTGTCCAGTTTGGACACGTCCGGCGCGCTTACGTCCGCCAGGTCCAGGAGGCCGTAGGCTGGGATCTCCACCGCCTCCAGGAGCATCCGCTCCACCGCCCGCAGTCCGCAGGTGGCCCGGAGGTCCCGCACGGAGTTGCACCGGCAGAAGCCCTTGTCCTCCACGGCCAGCAGGATGACATTGGGCAGGCGCTGGCGCAGCTCCCGCACCATGACCGCCCGCTTCTCCGGGTCCCCGCAGACTACCAGCACGTAGCAAAATTGGAGGAAAAATCGCTCGTGGCGGCTCAATGCCTCCCAACCCGCCGACGCCCGCAGGCATCCGGCGTTGATCTGGACGGCCAGCACGTCCTCCGGGTCAGCACAGAACCAGAACCCGGTGGGCAGCTCGGGGTTCAGGTAGCCGGGATCGTAGAGCAGCACGTCGCTGAGCTCCGGGGTGTTATTCGACATATCGTTTTGGCTCCTTTCTCGGTGGAGCAGTTGGGATGTCCTCCCAGCGTCGCCCATTTAGCCAAGTAGTTGCGTGAGGAATAAAACGGCCTCCAGCTTCCTGCCATTGTTCACTCTGTTTCTGCGCACTCAATGCTTTAAGTATTACGGCTAGGAGTTCGGGCGTTACCTTGAGTCGTTTAAATGCTTCGTAGGCCCTACGTTTGTCCACTTTCTTTGGGTAGGCATCCCAGAAAGTGTGGAAGGAATCATCTACCTCTTTCAGCCTAAGTGGGATAACCGCGTCAACTCCTTCTGGTGTCTCGGACATTTCTCCCCCTCTCAGGAGCACTACACGGATATCACATGGATACTCACGCAGTTTACACAAGCTCTTGGCCCGCACACTTTTTCTATCCGTCTCAATAGCCGCTACTATCCCATCCTTTGCCGCAACAACGCCGATACGCCCAGTATATCGGGGACTTCCGCCTCTGGATGGCACAGGAACCCCATTCTGGCAGGTATAGCCGTTCGCCTCCAGTGCCGACAGAATAGACATATCAGCCTCACGAGCATCCTCTGTTACCTCGATTGTCGAGAGAATATTCTGCAATTTTTTCAAATGCGCGATCTTATTTTCTTTTTTTATTTCTTCTTTATATTTCTCCTCCCCATTTTCAGGGATAGGGTATCCGCGCACAC